CAGAAGGGAGCTTAAACGAACCACTCCCTGTGCTTCCTCTGTGGTGTCTTCCTTGGTATTCTCAACATCGAGAGGAATAACAATCGTATTGTCTCCGGTGAAAGAGAATACGATTTTCAAATTGTCATCATAAACATACACTGCCTTGATGAATGTGTCAAACAGATGCATCAAGAAACGCTGGTCTTCATAATCGCCATCTCGGAAAAGCATTAAGCCTGCAAGGATATCGTCCTTGGATAATTCAATCGCAGTTTCTTTTGCGTCGACTATCTTACCCTTGATTTTCTTTTGCTCTGCTTCAAGTTCTTTCAATCGGCTTGCTGTTGTCTCCGAGAATATACCTGCCTCAATAGCTTTCATTATGTTGTTTATGGATACTTCCACACTACTGAGTTCTTGGTAGAGCAGACCTAAATCGGAGTTCTCCACCGTCGTTTTGGAATATTCGACAGCTAGATCAGCAATCCAATCGAGGTTCTCATCCTTTAATATGAATTCTCGCACAGCTTGTGCAACTGCCTTTTCCACGACATCACGTCGTACATTGTCCTTGTCGCAGGTGTGCTTTCTGCGCTTGTTTTGGCAAACATAATAGAACTTTAATGCTCCGTTTCTAGCAGTGCCACTTAATCCAGTCATTGGAGCTCCGCATTTGCCACAGAATAACTTTCCGGTCAGCAGATACATTCCGTTATTTGTCCGTCTTCTTGCATTGTTCGATGGGTTCTTTTTCGTAGTACACACATCCTGTACTGTCCTAAACAATGGGTAACTTACTATACGTGGCATCCCTCCAGGAATTTCAATGTCTTGGTATTTATAGAGTCCGGTGTATTTTTCATTATGCAGCATGTTTTGAAATGAGTTCTTGCCCCATGGACCACCTCGCCTAGTAGGTATTGCCCTTCGGTTCAGATCATCCGCAATAGTTATGAACATTTCACCGTTGGCCACACGCTGGAAGATTTCCTTTACTATCGGAGCCTCATTCTCATTAATGGCAAACTTCTTGTCCTCGCCTTTCTTGTAGCCGAATGGAATGGAGCTGATGACCTTACACTCTTTAGCTGAGTCTCTGAGCCCTCGCTGAATGTCCTCAGCCATGTTCTCAATATAGAACTGATTTACATTCATCATGGAGCGCAGAGCAAAACGTCCTGCTGCAGTATCGTCAAAATCTTCCTCGACATACAGACAACGGACTCCGCTATCGTTCAGCCGTTCCTCGTTCACCATGGCATTAAGCATATTACGGCCAAGACGGTTAGATTTCCAAGCTATGAGGTATTGGAACTTTCCTTTTTCTGCATCTCTGAGCATACGCTGAAACTGTGGCCTGTTGTCAGTCTTGCCGGAGATAGCTTTGTCAGAGTAGGTCTTTATGATCTCGATGCCAAGCTCCTTTGCTTTCTCCATACAAGCTTCAACCTGTTGTTCAATGGACTCCTCACGTTGCGCATGGCTTGAGTATCTGGCATAGATGGCGCCTACACCTGATTCAATTTTCTTTTTCTTTGTTGCCATGCGACAAACCTCCTAACAATTATTTGAACTTAACAGCGGTACCTGCAACATAAAAGTCATTCTTGAAAGACCAATACTGCAGACCAATGGCAGCATCACCGCCTAATTCCTCAACAGCTTTTACAAGGTCTTTGTTCAGCTTCTCCATGTATGTGTTCATGGCTTTTACTTTGCCCGGTATCACTACATTCATGATTGCTCCGGATGACATAACAGGACCGATAATCTCAAATTCTTGTCCAGGTATTGTGTGAGTGGTAGTTAAAATCATAGTGACCTCCTTTAGATGGTTAAAAAAATTACACGAAACGTATATTACTTACAAAATCCGTCAGAATTTTGCAAAGTACACTATTTTTTTACAATAACTGTTATAATCATACTTGCTGTCGATAGCAAATATACGAAAGGCGGCAGAATTATGGATAAATACTCAGATGAGTGCATCGCATTAGCCGAAATCATCCACACCTTGTCATGGAAGAAAAAGTGTGGATTGATTGAAGTGCTTAGTTCTTTACAAGATACTGCAAATAGTGCAGAGCCTCCTGTTTCTTATCAGGAGAAAGTCTAGTGATTAAATTAGCTATTTCTAGGTCAATAGGATCTATGTTATTTGTGCCGCCCTCTTGGGTGGCATTTCTTTTTTGTGGAACATCCAATCCCATAAGCCATGCTTCGCTAACGTTTAAAGCCTCACCTAATAAAGAAAGCTTTGATTGTCCAGGCTTAACCTTTCCATTAACAAATTGCGATAAGTCGCTCTTGCCAAGCTTCACATGGTACTTCTTGCAATAAGGCTGCACTTTATTCAGTATGTCGACCTGCTTCCAACCGTTCTGGTCCATTAATTCTTTTAGTCTGTCTGCTGTAGTTTTCATAATAGGTAGTCCTTTCTATTGCATTCTATCACGTTTTGAACTTTTGTTCAAGAATTATAAACTTTATTTCAAAAGTTTTGAATATGGATATTAAAGTGGTTCAAAATAATTGAACTTTTACGTTGACAAAGTTCAAAATGTGGATTACTATAACAACAGTTCAAGATTGAACAAAGGTTCAACGGAAAGGAGGAACACGATGGAATACGATTACAAAGCATTACTCGGTAAGATAACAGAGGTCTTTGGAACTCAAGCTAAATTCGCAGAGGCCATGGAGAAGTCAGAAAGAACCATATCCCTTAAATTGAACAACAAAATAGACTGGACACAGGATGAAATGTTTAGAGCGGTTGATGTCTTAAAAGTTGGTTCTGATGCTATTCCTCAATATTTTTTTACCCAAAAAGTTCAATATTGAACTTTCGGAGGTTCAAGATGCAAATAGAAATTACAGAGATAACACAGGAAGCGAAAAGAGACCTCGGCTTATCCATAAGAAACATGATTTTGAACATCATGGCACAGACTGGAGGGCGAGAGGCCATAGAGAAAAAGAAAGCTGAAATCAGAGAAAGGAGACAGCATGACGGACTTAACCATTAGAGACCAACTCGATCTGGTAACAGAAATCATAAGGCTGTTTGATGACCCGGACATAAGCGTTGGAATATCCACTCCAAAGGGAACACACGATTACACGACAGTCAAGATTGAAACAGCCGGCAGACCTCGTTCTGTTGAAGTAAGGGTAAACGAAATGATTGAAAGCGTGAATAACGGTGAATGCACATTAAAGGATGTCGCAAGAACCATGATCAAACTCTACGAAGCAGTTTATCCGTATCCCAGATGTAGAGGAAATGTCCTAGTCATGACATAAAAATGAGCCTCAGGCGCTACCAACACCCAAGGCTCTTCCATCTAAGTAAGAGGTGCTACCAAACACCAACTCACATTTTCATTTTATCGGCACATTTCGTAAGTGTCAATGAGGTATCAAACATGAACATTATCAAAGTCACACCTGATCTTCAAGTCAGCATACATACATTCCCTAAAGGAAATACCAGAGAAGAAATGAAAGCTCTAGCAGAGCTTATAGGATGCCACACAGTTGAGCATGTAATGCCGGAACTTCTTTATTCGGAGTTAGGAATGCACTGCGATCCATATAAGCCGGACTCACTCACAGCCAGCATGTTGGTTGATGAGGACGGACTCGCAAAAGAATTACCACTCAACCCTATTGGAAGTTACCTCTACGGTACACAGCTACATGGAAGCCCAATACTTGGCACGATCTTATTTATCGGCGAGGAACTCACAGAGGACGGACCATCATTCTGCGGATTATCTGACGAGGCTTTTGAGAAACTTCTCCCACAGATTAAGAAAATGGTTCAGTTAGCAAATGAGGTGTAAGCAGTGCTTGCATCAGTGCCAATGCATAGAAAGTTCAAGAGATTATCCATGTAGGAATTTCATAAAGGGGGCAAATGATGAGGAGAACAATTCGACATATAGCATCACAGGCAGTAGGCGGAGGGCTTGCAGGAGCACTTCTGATGCTTACGGTAGCTGCGACATTCACCGTAGTAGGTGAGAACAAATTGGCCACTGAGCTTTTGCAAAGTGCGTTAGGAATAGCTGCACTTAGCGGAGTTGTGGATATAGCAACTGATGTTTTTATTAAATTCATTTAAGGAGAAAAGCAATGATTAGAAATCCAGAAGACATTAACACTAGCGCAAAGAAAATCCGTATGTTGATCGCCGGATATCCTGGCATTGGAAAGTCAACACTCGCTCTTTCCGCACCTAAACCACTTCACATTGACCTTGATTTTGGTATTGACAGAGTCGAGCCAAGATACCGCAAGCCATACATTCAGCCTGCATCTTACGATGAGATACTCACTGATCTGTCAGAGGAAAACAAGGACCTTGATGTTTTTGAGACTCTTGTATTCGACACAGGTGGAAAGCTCATCACTCTCATGAGTCAGTGGGCGATCAAGCAGAACCCTAAATATGGTCAGCGTGATGGTTCTCTTTCACTCAAGGGATACGGAGCTGTCGGCAGAGAGTTCGTGAGGCTCATGGACCACTGCTTCTACGTTCTTAAAAAGAACATCATCATCGTATTCCACGCAATCGAGGAAAAAGATGGCGACAACACAAGACTTCGTATCAAGGTTGAGGGTCAGACAAAGAACAACGTCTGGGAGCCAATGGACTTAGGCGGTTTCGTGGAGATCATGGGGAATGACCGTACAATCGGTTTCTCAAACTGCGAGAGATATTTTGCTAAAGGTACAAGAGGAATTCATGGAATTTACAAGATACCTGAGCTTACACCGAATGACCCTAACTCATTCTTAACGGAGCTGTTCAATAAGTACAACGCCATGAATGAGGAAGAAGTCACAAGAGCCAATGAGCAGAAGGAGCTTTACGAAGCTGCTATGCAGGAAGGTAAAGCAATCCTCGACACTTGTGTTGATGCAGATACTCTGAATGCGGCCATTGAGCCACTCGGAAACATTCAGCATTCACTCACAAGTAAAAAGGAGCTTGAGGCTCTTTGGAAGAAAAAGACCGCAGAACTCAATCTCAAGTATAACCGTCAGACCAAGTTATATGAGGTCAAGGAGGCTAAGTAATGGATAGATGGATGGTTACACATTCTCTCCTCTCCAGTTGGTTATATGCAATGCGTGACAATCCATACGGTGATGCTGAGACAGAACCGGAAGACCCACTTGCAGAATTTAAGCAGGTACTTAACAGAGAACCAACTGAGACTACAGATGCAATGCAGAACGGCATTGATTTTGAGAACCTTGTTACCGCAATTACAGAGGGTGAGACTGCATACGGAATGATTCCGGTAGACCCTAAATACCCAGAACTGGGAATGATGCCAATGGATATCACAGACCATGTTTGGTACCCATCAGCTAAAAAGATTGCGGATATTGTCGGAGGCGGTCAGTTACAGCTTGGATGCTACAAGACCGTACAGATCAGAGGAATGGACATCTTCCTGTATGGCCGCTTAGATGCATTGAAGGCCGGCAGCATATACGACATTAAGTTTTCAAAAAGCTATGACCGGGGCAAGTACATAGACAGCACACAGCACATGATGTACTTGGAGTTGGTACCTACGGCATATCAGTTCAGCTACCTCATCAGTAACGGTAATGATGTCTGGAGCGAGACTTACAGACGTGATGAAACAAAGAGCATCATTCCAATCATTACAGATTTTCTCGACTGGCTGAACAGTGTAGGCCTTATGGATACATACAAGACGAAGTGGCTTGCACTCTGATGCAAGGAACTCTCATAGATCTCGCACTCAGCCTCGATGGTAGGCAGAGGATTACTGTCGAGCTGAATGGAGATTTTCAAGATGATTTCCGAGCACTCAAAGAAAGCTTATGCGATATCACAATCAAGAAACATAGGGAAAAGCGTTCCAGGAATGCTAATGCTTATTTCCATGTATTGATTAACAAAATCGCAAAGGTACAGAAATCGAGCGATGAGGAAATAAAGAAGCGGTTAGTTGTTGAATATGGCGCACTGGCACGTGATGAGGATGGTCAGATAATCGGCGTCATGTTACCGGAAAAAGTAAACGTAGACCGCATATACAAATATAACCGTCAGTACGACACAAAGGTAATGAACGGAAAGCGGTATTGCTGTTATCTCCTGTACAAGGAGACGCATGAAATGGATACAAAGGAAATGGCTCGGCTTATTGATGGTGCTGTTTACGAGGCCAAGGAGTTAGGCATCGAAACACTCACACCGCAGGAGTTGGACCGCATGAAAAACGAATGGAGGCAACAATATGGATGATGAAACTAAGGTTGTTATTGATAATCGCACAGCTATACAGACAGAGGAGCTGATACATCTGCTCAAAATCAAGGCAGATTACGAGGTAATTATCAGACTTATCAATGCTTATGAGTCATGGAACGCCGACGATCTCGGCAAGCTTCTCATGAAACTCTACAAGGTAGAGAGAAAGGACACAGAGGACGATGAATAAGGTCATACTCACAGGTCGACTCACCGCAGATCCGGAGGTCAGATACACCCAGGGGCAGAACTCAATGGCTGTCGTACACGCCACCTTGGCTGTTGACCGTAACCGCAAAGACGCTAATGGAAACAGTGAAGCCGATTTTATCAGAATTGTTGTTTTTGGAAAGCGTGCTGAATGGATGGGTCAGTATTGCCACAAAGGCATAAAGCTTGAGGTATGTGGCAGATGGCAGACAGGAAGCTACAACGATAACAACGGCAACAAGGTATACACAAATGATTGCATCTGTGACGAGGTCAATTTTGGTGAAAGCAAAAGCGCACAGAATGGCTCTCAGGGAAATTATCAGAACGGAGGCTATCAACAGACTGGACAGTATAACGGAGCCCCACAGGGAGGCTATCAGAACTTTCAGGGCGGTTATCAGAACACTCAGCAGAATGGGTATGCTAACCCACAGCAGCAGTCAATGTTCGGATATGGCGCTGATGCTGATGGTTTCATGAAGATACCGGACAATGTGGAGGACGAAGGACTTCCGTTTAACTAATCACTAATAGAGAGGTATTGATATGGCAGTTTACAGACAGATATATATCTCGTTTTGGACTGATCAGAAAATCGACGATGACTTTTCGCCAGAGGATAAATACTTCTATCTCTATCTTTTAACCAACCCTCACGTAAACATCTGCGGATGTTACGGAATAAGTGACAATCAGATGTTTCGTGAGACTGGTTACAACTACGAGACATGCAGGAAGCTACTGAACCGAATGGAAAACGTCCATAAGGTAATCAGATATAACGCAGAGAACAAAGAAGTATTACTTCTTAATTGGCATAAATACAACTGGGCAGACTCGGAAAAGACTCTGATAGGCATATATAACAGTGCTGAATCTATAAAGACAGTGGAGTTTAGAGAGTACATTCAAAACCTTGCTTTAGGGGGTGGAAAAGATACCCAATGCAAGGGGCATACAAGGGGTATGCAAGGGGTATCGATTTCTACTGTTACTGATACTGTTACTGATACTGTTACTGATACTGTTACTGATACTGTTACTGATACTGTTACTGATACTGTTTCTGTTAATAAAAAGAAGAAAGAAAAAAAGCCAAAAAAGAGCAAAGCAGACATTAATCTGCAGATGTTTGAGGCATTAAAAGCTAATTACGTGTTCTCTGATGTGGCATCAAGACAGATTGAACAGTGGCTCACATATAAAGGCGAAAGCAATTTTACTTATAAAGAATCCGGAATGAAAGCTTTTCTGTCACAGACACAAAAGAAAATTGCAGAGTTTGGAGAGCCGGCAGTATGTGCGCTCATGGAAGAATGTGCCGGTAACGGATGGCAAGGTGTGATCTGGAGCAAGCTTTCAGAGAAACGGAACAAAGGATATGGCAGACAGACTCAAAGCGAGATGCTGGAACAGGCGGCTCAAATGTACGGAGGTATGTGAAATGACTAGAGATGAATGCGGAAAGCTTGTAACAACAGCCGCAGCTTATCACCCTAACACATTTAAAGACCTAGCACAGATAGATTACACAGTAGGCGCTTGGTTCTATGTGTTAAAGGATATTGATTTCAATTTAGCCATGAATGCTTTAGTCGCTTTGGAGTCTTCCGGCAAACTCAACTACTTTCCAACCGTTGGCATGTTAAGGAATGCGGTAATTCCATTATCAGCAGGTGAAAGTTATCTCCCAGAGGGTGAAGCTGTTGCGCTGTGGCGAAAAGCCATAGCCAATGGCAACTATCACGCAAAGGAAGAATTCGACAAGCTTCCCCCAGAGATGCAGAAAGCAATAGGATCTCCGGAAAATCTGAAATGGGATAACAACGTACAAGGCGAGTTCAATGCCAATGTCGAGGAGTCGCATTTCAGACGAGTATATAACATTACGGTTGAACGCATGAAGTCAGAGGCAAGGACGCCGGAGGCAATACTGAGGCTACAACAGCAAAAGGCTGCACAACTCATTGAAAGTAACAGATCTGTGGAGCTACCAAAGCCTGAACCAAAGGAAGAACCAAAGACAAGTAGCGAGATGCCGGCAAAGGCCAAGGCAAAATATGATGCATTAATGAAAAAGCTAGAAAGGAATGGAGATGTCTAAAAAAGCACCAAGAATAACAGCATACATGGATACATGTGCTGTTTGTGGAAAGCCTGCAGCATGGCACCATGTATTGCATGGTCAGAACAGACAGAAAGCCGATGAGGACGGACTTATACTTCCGCTCTGCCCTTATCATCACCAGTATTCAGATGTTGCCGCCCATGTAAATCATACAGTTGATGCTCTCTGCGAGATTATAGGCGAGCTCGCATACGAGAGAAATCTCCTGGGAGACGGTAAAGCAAGCAATGTCGAGGATGCTCGGCAGCAGTTCCGCAAAAGATACGGAAAGAATTTTATCTGAGGTGAGTATGGGATTTAAAAGAAAAAGCAAATACGGAGCGACTAAATGCAAAAGTACAGATGGCATAATGTTCGACTCCAAGAAAGAGCGTGACCGTTGGGAAGAACTGAGGGTTATGCAGAAACGAGGCAAGATTACAGATCTTCGTCGACAGGTACCCTTTGAACTGATACCTAACCAGCGAGGCGAGGACGGAAAGATCGTGGAACGTGCGATCAAGTATATTGCTGATTTTGTTTATACGAAGGATGGCCAGGATGTGGTCGAGGATGTCAAGGGTTACCGTGATCCTCAGTCTGCAGGTTATGCCAAATTCGTAATGAAAAGAAAAATGATGTTGTATTTCTATCACATAAATGTACAGGAGGTTTAGTTATGGCCAAGAATAAATTACAACCGGAGGCATTAAGCATTAAGGGAAAGCTGTTTGAGGAAATGACTCAGAAGCTGGATGAAATGCTCAACCAGGGAGTACGTACACTTACAAGCAAGGGTATCGAGGATGGAAAGCTCCAGCTCACCATGAAGCTGAAGATCACAGAGAATGATTCTGAAGATACACCAAATGTGGATACGTACATCCCTATCATAGATTACAAGCTTACATTCAATTACACAGAAAAGGCAGATGTGAGCGGTATAGCCGGAGGCGCTGACATTCAGATCACGTCAGAGAATGGCAGTCCGTTCATTGTACAGTCAGACCCATACGGTCAGATAGAGATGGATATCTAAATGATTTCACATGAAAGGAGCTAATTTATGGAAAACATTCAGATGATTCCGGTGACCAAGATATGGCCACATCCGGACAACCCAAGGAAAGACCTGGGAGATCTCACAGAGCTTGCAGCATCCATAAAGGAAAACGGAATACTGCAGAACCTTACAGTTGTTAAGAAGTACGGAGAAATCACAGGTAAATGGGATGAGGAAAACCCAACATATACGGTAATCATAGGACACCGCAGACTTGAAGCGGCGAAGCTTGCCGGACTTGAAACTGTACCATGTGTGGTTGCAGACATGACCGACACAGAGCAGTTCAGAACAATGGTCATCGAGAATATGCAGAGGTCAGACCTCACAACCATTGAACAGGCCGACAGTTTTCAGATGATGCTCGACCTTGGCGAGACCAAGGAAGAAATCGCAGAAAAGACGGGCTTTTCCAAGACCACTATTGATAGGCGATTAAAGCTGAAGAAACTGGACCGGCAGAAACTTATAGAAGCTGATAACCGAGGCGGTACACTCTTCGATTACATGGAACTTTATAAGGTGGATGATCCGGAGGTAAGGAATGAACTTCTTGAGTCAATCGGAACATCAAACTTTAAGAATAATCTACAGATTGAACTCAATAAGCAGGAAAAAGCCAAAATTAAAGCCAAAATAATACCTCTTATCGAGGAATTCGCCAAGAAAATGCCTAAGAGCGAGGAGTCAAAACGCTGGGGAAGCGAATATGACCAGGTGCAAAGGTATACATATTCCAAAGACGAAGAAATCAAGGCACCTGAGGATACAAGCAGAACCTATTACTATTATGACTCAAGCTATGACATCACAATCTATGCCAAAGCACAGAAACAGAAAAAAGACAAGAAGCCTGAAATAGTCGCTCAGTACGAGGAATGGTACAAGGCAAAGACAAAGGAACTTGACGAGACCTGTGCTAGACATAAGGAGCTTCGTACAGAGTTCTGGAAAGGTCTTTCCGAGTACACACTGAGAAAGCGTGAATACAGAGACACATTGATTGAGTTCTTTGTAAAGGCATGCAGTGGCTATTTTGCAGGGCTGTCAATGAGCAGCTTATATCACACTACAGATTTTATTCAAAAGGCTTATGAAATCGAGAAAGCACCGTATTCATGCAGTGCTGATGAAAAACGAGAAATCATCGGCAATATCATCAACGAGCCAATGAAGCTGATGCTCACCGAGATCATATCCATGTTTGAGGATACATCAACGACATCCAAGGACTACTCCACACAGTACATTCGCTACAAATATTCAAACAAATACACACTATACAAAATCATACCGAATTCAGGATGGTTCAAAGATAAGCATGAGGCTTTGGCAGATTTCCTTGAGAGCATCGGCTATGACGTGCCGGAGGAAGAAAGAGCCATCATTGACGGAACATATTTTGAACATATCAACGACGATGCTCCGATACTGCCAGGTATCGAAGAGAAAGAAAACGAGGACGAATAATGAAAGCAAAAATGAACACATGTAGAGCCTGTGGCGCACTGATAGTTTTCGTACCTACACCAAAAGGAAAGATGATGCCCTGCAATGCAAAGCTGATCAATTACTGGCCGGTTAAGGGTGGCAGGGAAAGAATAGTCACCCCGGAGGGCGAAGTTGTAAGTGCAGAGTTTAGCGGAGTCGGTGATCCGAAGGTCGGATATATCACACACTTCGCCACCTGCCCTAAGGCTAAGAAGTTTAGAAAGGTGAAGAAATGACTGAGAATGAAAAAATCAAGAATTTAATGAGCCTTGAAGTGCTTGAGAACATCCTCGGCAGAGAACGGATTGCCGAAATTGCTGAGGAAGCTTTAAAGGACCATATCCAGTGGTATCTGAGGGATAAGAGTAACCTTGAAAACATCATGTTCAGGATCAGCTATGAGTGCATGCTCCGTTACATTGATGAGACATGGAATACTGACCTCAGAAAAGTCTGTGCAGACAAGATAAAGCAGACTATCGAAGAAGATGAACATTTCGTTTACCGGATGTTCGAGGATAAACATGAAGGCAGGAAGATACTGGATGAAGAAATCAATAATGCCAGAGGTTACCTGAAGGACAGGATCCGGGAGGTCATGGATAACAAGCTTGATATCCATATGGACGGACAGGATTTCATGGAGTGGATATGGGAAGGAGCAATTTACAAGCTCTTTTCGGAAAAAGCAAAGGACGAAGTGAAGCACATCAATGACGGTATCCATTTCTATTCCGAGAACTACTTCTCAAAGGACTGAGCCTATGAAGAGACAAAAGCTTATACACTGCTCTTTTGACTGCGTTTATACCTTTGAACCAAGAGTTCCAGAGACCAGGATAAAGGGCGGTTATGAGGATGACAAGATCAAGAGGATCTGCGTGGCTCCCAGCATTAAGGACTGTCTCCTATCCATTCCAGGAGCAGGGATAACGGTTAAATGGCTTCAGTATGTCGGGCTTCCGGTTATCATCCATGCTTACTACCTTGAAGCAGATTGTGTTGAATATGACACATCTGATTATGTGCTGGATGCAGAAGCCACTCATGAAATGTGGGTGCTTGAAAAGCCAAAGGACTGGCACCGGGTTGATTATGAGATACTTTCCTGCTGGCTTGAAGAGGGAAACGATCTTTTGGGTAAGCCCATGGTGTGGTGCCGGAATCCGCTGTTAAAAAGGGTGCCTTACACAGATACCTTCAAGACTCTGATAGACGGCATGGGACTTGATTATGAAGAATTCATAGCAAGGGTTCCATTCGCAACCATCAGAGGAATGGCGGTTAATCTTTCAGATGGGGTGACGGATTATCTGAGAGACCGATACAGAGAAGGAACTAATAAAGCTGACGGACGGGTGCTTACCTGTCCGTCATAGTGAAAGGAGCTGCTATGGAATTTCACGATGACAATCCTGTTGAGTGCTATCAGTGCGGAGAATCAGTTTATGCAGGTGATTGTGCTCTTGAATGGGACGGGAAAAGTTTCTGCAGTGAGGACTGCGTAAAAGATGCCATGTATGAGAAATACGGTAACGAAGTCAAATTAAGACGTTTATTCACCGCCGAGGATTATGAAGCTGAAGACGGTGATAGAAAGTACGCAGAAATG